TTCATTTACTTGAGGGGCATCTATACCTACTACCTCAAACCTACCTGCTGTATTACCCTCATTAACAAGAATAGCTTGACCTACAGATTTAAAATTTGTGTCTGCTGTTTTCTTATATTTAACAATAACTGATTCTACACGCTCTATCTCATTTGACGTTACTTCTATAACAAGCACGTTAACAACACTCTCGTTAACTTCTCTATACTCTTTACTTACAGTGACACCAACATTAGGTACTTCATAGTAAGGCAGTAGTGTAGTATTGTTGCTAATAATATCTAACTCATCTGCTTCAGTAAAACCAAAAGCGGCTTCACTACTTTCTCTTAGAGTTAGGGAAACTCTTAAGTCTCCTTCATCTACGTTAGGAGATAACTTCCAATCAGTAACTTCAAAGATCTTTTCATTACCTGTAGTCCAACCATATCTTTCGTTTCTAAACTTAACAAAGTCACCCACCTCAATATCTAAAGCATTTAACCCAAAGTCTGCGGTCAGGGTAAGTTGTTCTCTATTCCTAAAGAGCATCTGCTTTGCAAGTCTTTGAGCCGCAAGGGAATTAGTGGTATAAGGTAATGATAAGTCTAAAACAGATTCTACGTTACTATCCTCACTTAAGAAAGTAGGAGAGTTAACTTGAGGATAATCAGCACTTATGTATCCTTGGTCTTTATCTACAAATGTACCTCTTACTGCATTAAAGTTATTTGCCATAGACATCTTAGTGTCAAGACCTATACCACTTCTAAGGTCGTCTAATGTAAGTACTTTAGTAGGAGCAACAAAAGCACCAGCAAACAGTCTCCAAGATCCAGCACCCCAGAATAGAGTACCTCCACATGAAGTCATCATGTCTTGCAGTACATTACCAATATTTTGACTTGCTTGTACTACACCGTTAATAGTATATTGCTTTGACCCATCAGATAGTATTGTAGTATCATCAGATACAGAAGCGGCCTCTTCAAAAGTGGCATAATCAATACTACTATCTTTTAGACCATAATCAGATGTTATAAAGTCTCTTATTATCCAAGCGGCATTGTCAGTCCAAGTAGGTGTTTGAGCTACACCATTAACAGTAGTAACTACCCTCTTACCTTTTACTACAGCAGTTATAATAGGTAATCCATTTGAGAATATACTAGAGTCGTACTCTAGCCTACAGTAAAGATAAGCTATACCTTTACCTACAAAATCAACTGGAGCAGAAGTCTCAGTGTGTAGGGTTGTAGCTAAAGTTTGACTTGAGTTAGCAAAAGTATCTGTAGCACTTGTTTGACTTCCATCATGCACATATACTTTAATCTTTTGTCCCCAAATATTTTGAGTAACATTTTCATTAGACATACTAACTATAGCGTCATTAATGTAAACAGACTCTACACTATCTATTTCGTGTCCAGCTAGAACTATTATCTGGTGAAGTATTTTATTTGCTCCTCCAGAAACTTGTTGGAAGGTAACTGTACCACCTTTTCTAACTTTACCGTAAACAAACTGCATAGGAGCTAGAGGGGCTTTACTATTAACTTGTAGTCCCTGAGAATTATTAGGGTTAAAGTCAGGCTTAGGCATTAGAGAACTTACTAACGCTGTTGTAACCATACTTATAGCTACGTAAGTTAAAGCATAAGCCACGTAGTAGTTTACACCCATACCAGCTATAAATGTAGCTATTGTACCTATCATAGTAGTAGGTTCTCTAGGTGCTATCTCAAACTGTTTGTTGTGCCTTAATACGTTAAAAGGAGTGTTGTGTTTATTTATCGACATACCCAAGCACTTTCTACATCTTCAATGTTTAATCTTGTTAAGCCTTCCATGTTAAGGAAGACAGCCCTAGAGCCGATGGAAATACCTAAAGCGACACCAGTTATCCATCTACAACCTGCTCTAGTTGTAACTAGGCTACCAAATACAGGTCGCTCAACTTTAATTAGTTTAGTAGCTAACCCTTCATCTAAAGAGTTAAAACCAAAATCATCTCTTACACTTCTCGGACCTTTAGGGTATACACCATTACTCTGCATATACAGACCTTCCCAGTCGTCAGCATAACCTACACCATACATAGCTCTAAATGCACCATTAGTAAAAGTAAAACAGTCGTTTACTCCCCACTGAAAGGGTACACCCATCATCTTGTCTAAGTAAGAATTTAACTCTATTTTCCCCATATCAGTTGTGCATCTTGTAGTGATTGCACATAGGAAAAGAAGCTATCTCCATCGTATCGGGATTGATGATTTTCATTTGTGTATCTCCAGCCACTAGGTCTCTCTAGTTCTATTAGTTTACTTTCTACTGTTAAGGCAATAGTACTTGACTCTGCTTCATCGGATATTTTCATCTTATCCATTTTACCAGAGAATATTTCTACTACAGATGAATCACTTTGTTCACCTAAGTATAATCTCATTGGTCTTCTCTGATAAGGTTCTTGTAAGGCTAGTGAAACTATAGAAGTTGGTATTCCTGACAAAGTTAACTCTACAGACTTAGATGATAGATCTCCTACCTCTTCTAGATCTCCAATAGTAAGTAAACTTCCTGTACCAGTAAACACTTGACTGCTACCCTGTACAGTAATAGTTTTATCACCTAACCCAGTCCACATACGTAGTGGTCCTATATTTGCAATATTTCCTTCTGCATCTGTAGTAGTTCTAGTATCAAACATAAGCTCTACAGCAAAGTAGGGTTTTATCTTATCACTAATAAGAGCAGATAGAAGAGACGAAGGTATTGCTCTACTCATCCTACTACCTCCATCGCTCCAAATGATATACCAAAGAAACTTGCATTGTTAACCGACCAAGAAGTCTCATTAGCTGATAACCTAAAGACCCCAGCGGAATTAGTTAGTACAGCAGATACACTTGATCTAGCTTTTCTTAGCTTAGGCCATATCTCTAGAGTGCCATCTCCAGATTGATCTTGTAGTACTTTATGTAGAGTAGAATCTGCACCAGTACCTAGTTGTATATAGTCACCAGCTTTAAGTGTACCAGTCATAGTTACAGCTACAGAACTAGCACCTACAGCACCTGTTATAACAGCAGACGTTGCAGTACCTCTCACAGTCTTAGCTGATGGGTCGTTAAGTAGGAATGTACCTGACATACCCTTTAAGCTCATCAGGAAGCTAATCCAAGCCTCTGCATCGTCTCTATTCAAAGGTGGTAAACTAATGTCAGCTTCCCACATCTCACCATCATAAGATTGTGTCTGTTGCTTATAAGTAAAAGGAGACATAGATACAGCAACTGTATTCTTAGCTCTTAGTTCAATACTAGCCATACCAATGTTAGTAGGTAAAGCAAGTGGGTAAGAAATAGCCATTATGCCATCGCCCTTCCATAGCTACCACCACGTCTTTTAGCATCTAGTACTGCACCTTTAGCACTGTCTGCAATCTGTGGCATCATTTGTCGTATCTCAGCACGTACAGTTTGTTGTACTCCTGTAGATACATTTATGTTTTGTACGATAGTAGTTGCACCACCACCTCCACCAGAGTTAGGTGTTATAGTACCTGACATTGCAGGGGTAAATATCTCTGGACCACGTTCACCTACAGTATAAGATCTACCGCCTTGTACTGGTCCACCATTAGCTCTACCTCCACCATGTTGAGGTCCACTCAATGCGGCATCTCCACCTTCAAAAGCACTCGTTATCATACCTGTAATTTTCTTAACGACATAAATACGATATAGGTCTTTAATAATAGCCGCCGCCATACTTTTAAAGGCATCCTTAACTGACATAGTACCGTCTACCATAGACATCATAGCACTTTCAAAAGAGTTAGCTATACTAGCACCTAACTTCTCACTATCTGTCTGTATAGCATTAAGCCTTTTAGCTTCTCTCTGTAGTTCTTTAAACCTTTCTAGTTGTTTCTTCTGCTCTTCTGCTATAGCTTTTTCCGCTTCTTTCCTGTCGTATGCCGCTAGCTTATAGGATTGTATAGCTTTAAATTGCTCCATGATATTTTGGTAATGCTCAGAGCCATACTCTACGCCTCTTTTCTCTAAAGATAACTTAAACTTGTAAGTCTCAACAAACTGTTTAGCTACCTCTAACTCACGTCCCTTTAAGCCATTAATAACACCTTGTTCCATGTGTTGAGTTTCAAGACCTTGTAGGAATAATTCTTGATCCCTTAACTCTTCTTTAGCTAACCTCTCATTCCTATATTTTAGTCGGAGTAGCTCTGCGGTATCCTCAACCCTCTTCTTTTCTTTTACAATAGTTAACTTGTTTATGTTAAGTATTTTAGCTTTCTCTTTTCTTTCCTCTATGAAAGTATCTAGCTTTTCTTTTGCAAGTCTTAGTTCTTCTTTAGCCGCTTTTATCGCATCTTGCCTTCTTTTAACAATAGCACCAGCCCTGTCACCCTTTTTAGTCTGAGGCATATCTTCTGCTTTTTTAAGAGCCTCTTCAGCACGTTTTACCGCTTGATCTAAAACCATTTCGGTTACATCTTGGAATCCACCCCTGAGTACCGCTAAATCTTGGGTAACAGCTTTGGCAGTTTCTCCAGCTTGTTTTAGCTGTTTATCAAAGTCTGCAAACACATCGTTTGCTTCAGCCGCCGCTTTTCTAGCCGCTATAACTGCCCCAGCTAAACCAGTACCAACAGCTAGTATAGCACCTGCTATAGCACCAGCTGGACCAAATATACCTAACAACTGCGAACCTTGTTGACCAAGGGCGACCATAGCACTTGTACCACTTTGAACCTGTACCGCGAAATCCTGTACCTGATAACCAACTTGTTGCATACCAACAGCACCAAAGCGTTTCATCTTACGTGTGTTAACACTTGCTATTTGACCAAACTGGTTTATGCTTATGCCAGCTTGTTTAGCATTTATCTGTATCATCTTTAGATACTTGTTGTACTGGTCGTCACCCATCTTAGATCTTTGAGCGTTAAGAACTTTAAGTTGGTCACTAAACATTTTCTGCGCTCTATACGCAGGGTCTATAGCGTTCTTTAGTCTCTCAAAATCTTTAGTCCCAGAACTAGCAGTAGATTTGATTTGGCCTTTTGCTTGTTTTGATAACGCAACTAATTTATTTAAGTCTTTCAGATCTATGGAGACTGATATTTTCTTAGCCATTTGTAACCCTCATGTATATTGTATCTAAAGACATAACTGCCTCTACTTCTCTAGCATCTAAAGGTGTGCCAGTTAGTTCTTTCCACGCTTTTATTTGCTCATATCCTATAGGGTTTGGGCCACTAAAACCCATAGTCCTTGATCTGTTAAGAGCTAGAAAGGCAGACCATACGTGGGAAATGACCATAGGAAAGTCAGGGGACTCTAATTCCTTTGGTCTTATACCAGTCTGCTTTTCTACTTGTTCTAGGTGTTCTCTTTCGGATATACCATCCTTACCTGACTTACTTAGAGAAAACGTATGTTCTGCAT